GTTTTCTAATCCTTTAAGTGTTGAGCCTGATACACCTTCTACTTTCGTTTCCATATCATCAAAAGACTTTTCTCGTTCTCTCATGATTTGATTTCTTTTAGTCTTAGCCCATGAGAAACCTGCATCACCACCCCACAATGCCCAAGCAATTCTACCTGCTGATGGATAACCATCTTCACCTCTATCGAATCCTTGACCTTGCTTATCTACTTCATGTCTTGAAAAGAATGAATACATTCTTAAAACTGTGTTAGGAGATAATCTTGTTTTGTTTACAATATCTCTTGCTCTTGCTACACCTACTGCTGTGCCACCTCTATTAAATTCTTTTCTCCAATCTAAACCTCTTTGTGCTTCATTAGCCATTGAATCAGATGGTGTTAAATCTAAATCATCTAATGCTTTTTCTTCTTGAATTAATCTATCGTACTCAGCATGTGTTCTGCATGGCATATAAATTGTTTTACCATCTTGCTCGTGTGAATGTGTACCAACACATCCTATTTCTTCTGCTCGGTCTATTGCTTCTTCTTCTGTTGTGAATACATCTTTAGATACTTCTTCTTTTGTGCCATAGATTTCTTCATAAGCTTTTTCTGCTTCATCAACCTCTACAGGTTTAGTACTATCTTCAGGTGATGTCTCTGTCTCACCTATTGGGAATAAGTTAGATGGAATGTATAAGTCATCTCCACCTGTTACTTCTTCAAGTCCTAATCTATCTCTTGCTTCGTTACGAGTTAAGATACCTGCATTAACACCTTGTACTACATTCTCATATACTTGTTTTCTTTTCTCTGCCATTGCAGGAATAGAATCTAAATCATATTGAATTCTAATATCACCATCATAAAGTGGAGATAGATATTCGTTTAAGTCTGATTCTACTCTAGCTAACAAAGGAATAACTGTTTCTTCGTATAGTGCTAGTTTAGCAGTCTCCATGTTGGAATACGTTTGACTATCAGGTATTCCTATTAATTGAGCAGGTACACCAAAGCACAATGCAATCTCTCTTGCAGATAAGTTTAAGAGTTCCAAGAAATCCATGTCCTTTGGATTCAAGCCTAATTGCTGATATGAGAAGTTTCCTTCTAGTAACATCGGTCTTCCTGAGTTGTGAGTTCCTTGAAACCTAAACTCTAAATCTTCTAGCAATCTAGCTCGTTGGTCATCTGTTAATTGGGTAGACATCCCTGTCTCATCTGTGGGCTCAAATTTAAGCATACCACTTGGAGTACACCCATTTTTAAGCAATGCCACATTGTGCATCCCTGCAAGGTTATGTTGGTCAATATTATATGCACTAGCCATGATAGGGGATAGTCCATAAAAATCATCTAAAGGAGACCAAAGCTTAATCTGTTTGATTTGTCCTTGTCCTGTTGTTGGGTCTACTCTGTAAACATTACGAGTAACACCATCGATAACATAGTTATAACTTTCAGGAATAATAGATTCGTTTGCTTTAATCTCAATTCTGTCAGGTCTTAATAAATATAATTCTCTTGGTGGTGTAAAGCCTTCTGTATCTCTGAGCAGGTATGAGTTACCTGAGATTAACAAATAGGAATAAAGAGATGAGAAGTACTCTACACCTGATTGTAATGGGTTTGGTCTTTGTAATAATGAAATCAATTCGTGGTTGTCTAATTTTGTGTCTCCACTAAACACATCAATCTTAACTGCTGATGCTGAGTTTGAGATTAGCTGTATACATCTATGTACGATAGCATTTTCTTGATAGCCATCTTTAGCATAGTCTTTATATCTTCGGTTAGTTTTAGATGAATAAGCATTAAGTTTATTGAACATAACCTTTGGTGCTTCTTTCTTTTCAGTTGGTTTTTCTTCTTGCTTAAAAAATCTATCAAATAATCCCATGTTTAACTTATCCTAAAAATTGCTTTACCTGAGCTTTGCAATGAAGTTATAGCCCACACCAATGCATCTACCCTATCATCATGAGATTTTACATTATTTCCTGTGAATTGACACATTTGTTCTTCTAAATCCTTGAAATACCCAACATGATGCACTCTGTTTTGTTCATACAATGCAGAGATAGGCTCTGCTCTGACTTGTTTTCCTCTTGTTGCACGAACACTTGTGTAGGGAACTGTGCTGTCTTGTGTTCGTAAAAGTCGTTCAATTAAGTCTCCACCATTATTAACCTCTGCTACGATTCTATCACATTCATAACGATTGTATAATTCTATTGCTTTCTTGACCCATACATCAGGTGATGTGGTTTGTGATGCATCTTGTAAAATATAAAAGTGATTATCAGAAGTTCTACCTGCAACAATGATTCCTGTTTCATCGGAATGTTCTGTAGATGTTACAGCAGGGTCTACTGCTACAACGATTCTTTCTAAATCAGGTATATCTCTAACTCTGCCTTCTTCAATCAACTGACCATTAAATAATGCACCTTCTACATCTTCTAATATCTCAGCAAATAATTCCTGTCTACCTATCCTAGTACCCTCATATCGTTCTTTAAGCATAGCTATTGCTGATGGTGCTAGATTATCAATATTCTCAAATGTACTACCACTAATAATCTCTGTATCACTTCTCTTTGCTAATTCTTTAATTAATTTGGTTGGTCTTGGTGTTGTTGTGATAATACACTTAGGATTCTGTCCTAGTCTTAATGCCATCATTAAGTTATCGAATGTTTCTCTATATCTCCATGATGCTAACTCATCACACCATGCTCTGTGAAACTGTACACCTCTCAATCGGTCAGGCTCGATAGCAGGGAATCCAATAATCTTACTGCCATTATAGAAATGTATTTCATTGTCTGATTTGTTATAACCTGTAGTGCTAAGTAACTCAGGCTCGATAATATTAATAAACCCACTATCACCTGCAAAGACAACTCTTTTTAAATCTCCATATGTAGGTGCTATTACACCACAAACAACACCTCTATTCTCTAAACAATACTGAACAGTATCGTATGCACCTGTTAAAGTTTTACCCCAACCTCTACCTGCTAAAAATAAGTGAATGTTATATTGGTCAGATTCATTTACGACCTGATTATCTCGAGCTTTATCGTACCAATCAGTTAAGAGATTCGTTGCTATCTTTCTTTGGGAATCTAGCTTCTCGAATATTGGATATGAGTTTTCTAAATCGTTCATCTTGCTCTGCTACATTATTAATTTCAATAACATCTGTTTCTTTCCACTTAGCTTGTGTCTTTAGCCAAAATATACATGCTGTTACTGCTTCTCTACCTGAGCCTGTAGCCATTTTGAAAAGGTTACGAGCTACCTGTGCATTAGCATTAGCCTTTCCTTCTTGCAATTCTTCTTGATAATACTTGTATAGTGTTGGTCTTGATATTTTTACAATAGCACACATTTGTTCATGGGTAATACCTAGCCCCGAAAGGCTCTTAACCATTTCTGCTACTGATTCTTCTCTGTTCACTTTTTTAGGCATATCTTTTTTATAATGTAAAAATAAACTATTTGAGCTTATTAAACAACTCTCCTGTTGATTCTAATACAGCATCTTTACCTGTAAAGTTCTGCCATCTCTTGATTATGACATCACAGTATTTAGGGTCTAGTTCTAAACCATAACATATTCGGTTGTTTTTATGAGCTGATATCATTGTAGAGCCACTACCTAAAAAAGGGTCTAGTATAAGTTCTTTCCCTGATTGGTCTTGTATTGCTAAGTCTATTAGTTCTACAGGTTTAGTCGTTGGGTGAAACACATTCTTCTGTCTTTTTAATGTCCATACATCTCCTCTAAGAGTTTTATGACCACCAAAATCACCATAATAAAAAATCAGTTCATGCTGTTTGTAATATTTATCTAAGTTCTGTGCAGGATTCACTTTATTCCAAACAATCATAGCTTTGGGTTTTCTTCCTAAGTCTGTCATAGCTTGTTTAAAAACATGAGCATACTGCCAAGAACAACATACATACATAACTTCACAACTATAAAGTGATTGCATAAGAAATTCTTTGAAATTATCTTCAGACATACTGTCGTTTTTTATTTTATCTCTTTTGTCTTTTACTCCTTGATAATCGATATTATAAGGTGGGTCTGTAAAAACCATATCGGGTCTATTCCCTTTCATAAGTTCTTCCACGTGATTTATATTAGTACTATCACCACACATCAACCTATGCTCACCTAATATCCATATATCACCTTCTTTGGTTATAGGATTATCTTCTATCTCAGGTACTTCATCTTCATCTGTTAAACCTTCTTCTATCATAAAGTCAGGTACAATCTTAGCTATCTCATCGGTGCTAAAACCTGTAAGACCTAAGTCAAATTCATTATCTATTAGGAATTCAAAGTTAAGTTTTAAGAAATCTTTTGACCAAGTGCTATTTTCAGTTAGTTTATTATCAGCAATACAATATGCTTTTTTCTTTTCATCTGACCAACCTTTAGCAACTATACATGGCACTTCTTTTATGCCTAGTGATTTACCTGCTAGTAATCTGCCATGACCTGCTATGATTTCGTTATTCTCATCTATTAGGATTGGCATTGTCCAACCAAACTCTTTAATAGAATTAGCTACCTGTTCTATCTGCTCAGGTGCATGTTCTCTTGGGTTGGAATCGTAAGGTACTACATCATCTATATTTTTAGTGATTGTGTTTTGTACTGCCCATTCATTGCTCATGATGTTATTTATACAATAGATATAAAAAAAGAGCAATCATTTCTGACTGCTCTCTTTCTTACACAATGCCCTGTGAACTATTCTGTAACCCCACCTAATCTACATTTGTTTGTGAAATATAGATGTAGTGTTCCATCATCAACACAATAGCTGTCAAGCAAACCTTCATTAGTTAGATGTTCCATCCAACCTTCAGGCAGTCTATATTTTTTAGTAAATCTTTTATAGACATCATCAGGAAAGGTTTCATTTGGGTAAGCATCAAAAGGTCTTGCAGTACCGAATGAATATAAGCACCAATGACCTTCCTGTGAATCTGTATAGTCTTCACCTTTAAGTTCAAGTCTGTCTAAAAGTTTATCTGTATTTATTGTTGTCATATTATGTTTCTCCTATTTTAGTTAATTTGCTAATTTTTTATATGCTGTACTACATGCTTTTATGTAGCTATGTGTTTCACTATTCATACCTTTCACACGACCACCATCTCTGATTGTGATGAAGTCATCATCGTAATCTTCAGCTAAGTTATCTAAGCAATTCATGATTACTTTAAGTTCTTTTTCTGTTAGTTTTACTGTTTTCATTCTGTTTCTCCTTTATTTACTAGGGTTTAATTACCCTATATAAGTATTATATACTTTTAGTATACTGTTGCAAGTAATTTATCATCTTTTTTGGAGAAATAAGTCGATTAAACCCATAAAATGCAGTTTTTGTACCTCTTTTTAGGATATTTGCATCTGTAATCAAATCTAATGACTGAAATGTGTTAAGTATGTTGGGAGTTGCAAGACCACATATCCATAATAGATTCTCGGTCTGCTTGACCACAATAATCTCAGGTTTGTAGGATTGTTTGAATATTACAGGGTATCTAAACTTAGCTGATGTCTTAACACCACATTTATATCCTAGTTTAGATAAATCAGATACATGATAATCAACTGAATCACCTACACTAAAATCAACAAAGGGTTTATCTAGATATTGCTCGACTGCACATTCACCTAGAAATCCATTTACCCATCTAGCATATTCAAAGTTATTATCTACCTGATGATGATGCTCAGTATTCTTTTTCTTTAGAACTTCTCTTACAAATTCTTTTACCTGAGCTACTTTAGTATCAGGTAATATTATTCTCTCGAATGAATCAGAATATCTTCTGACATGATTCTCGTAATTAGAATGCACTTATATCCTCGAAACATTTAGTGTTGTTATTCCACCTGATAGTACATTCTCCGATATTACCTTGAACATCTATCTCTCTTATCTTGCAAATTCTCACATTAGTAGATTGATTCTCATAGTCTCTTGTTACGATAATTCCAACATCAGTTTTATTATTCCAATGTGCAGACCCACTCACATCATAAAGGCTATTTACAGAGAACTTACCATCTGCACCTCTTATTTGCTTGGTAGGATGTGCCACGATAAATGTGAATGTATGTGTTTCTCTGTTGAATCTTTTTATCTTAGATATCAGCAATGAGATATGTTCATCTTCTCTAATGTTATTTCTCTCAGGATTGATTTCATTGTATGGGTCTAGTATCAATCCATCGATGTCAAATTCTTTATGAACTGCTCTTGCTCGTTCTAGTAGCCAATCTATATCAGGACTATCTTCTTTTTTATCAATGAAAAGAAAATGCTCATGTATAAATTCTATTGATTCTAGCACCTCTGTTTCATCTGCTCGATTATGAAACATAAAATCAAATGGTTTCTGACAATATTTCTCAATCAACCTTTTAAGATTTACAGCTAAAGAACTTTCAGGTGAGAATATAAGAAACTTAAAACCATGTTCTCGTGCAGTTCTCAATGCAATCTCTAATGTTAGAGAAGACTTTCCTGAATTTGGTGTTCCTGTAAATAAATTAAAAGAAGGTTTAATTATTTTAAAATATGGGTCAATCGAACTAAAACCACAATAATATCTTTTTTGTGATTTACCATTGTACAGATTCCATATGTCTTCTGTTAAATCTTTTGCTCTATGTACCCCTTCAATTTTCTTCATATATCTCTCCGATAAATTAACCTGCTAAGAAGTTTTTATTCTTATTAACCTTATTTAAAATGTT